AGTTCCTGCGAGAACTAAGTGCTCTAACAATGGTATATGGTAATTGTTGGGTGGTAGTAGATAAACCAACTGCAAACACACTAACAAGAGCAGATGAACTAGAACAAGGCATCCGTCCTTATGTAAGTCTGTTTACACCAGAAAATGTTTTAGATTGGGGCTATGAAAGACAAGCCAATGGTTTGTATGAACTAACCTATCTAAAAGTAAAAGAAGAAGTAATTGAGAACAAACAATACATCCGTGAATACACACCAGATGAAATTAATGTGTATTTGGTAGATGGCGACGAAAAGACAGGCGGCTTGTTCCAAACAATGCCAAATGAACTTGGTCGTGTTCCTGCAGTATGTGTCTACGCACAGAGAACAAACATCAGAGGTATTGGTATTTCAACAATCGGTGATATTGCAGATCTTAACAAAGAACTGTATGAATACACATCAGAGATTGAACAGATTATTAGACTTACTAACCACCCTTCATTGGTAAAAACCTCAGATGTTGAAGCCAGCGCGGGCGCGGGTTCTATTGTGCAAATGCCTGATAATTTAGATCCAGGACTTAAACCATATCTGTTGCAGCCAGACGGTGCTTCAATTGAAGCAGTGTTAGACGCTATGACCAAAAAGGTTGAAGCCATTGACAGGATTGCATCATTAGGCGGCATCAGAAGTGTAGAAAGTCGTAGACTTTCAGGCATAGGCCTACAAACAGAGTTCCAAATGCTGAATGCGAAACTTGCAGACTTCGCAATGAATTTAGAACACGCTGAAGAACAAATTTGGAGACTGTGGGCGCAATATCAAGGAACGGTTTGGGATGGTATGGTTGATTATCCAAGATCATTCTCAATCCAAGACAAAGTAAATGATGTCCAGATGCTTAAACTAGCAAAAGAATCAAATCCTACAGATCCAATGCTGTTAGATAAGATTGAAAAAATGATGCTAGAAACTATCACTGAATCAACCTATGAAGAAGTAAAAGAATGGTATTAGGAATGGAAACAGGAAAACAGACCAAACAAAGATATGATTCAGCACGCACCAGTGACTGGTGTAGATGATATGGTATCACATCTAAGAGAAATGGTTGAAGCAGGATACACAGACGATGAAATTAAACAACTTCATCCTGAGCTAGGAGCGTTATTTGGAAACCAAGGTGAATAAGTGGGCAAGTATATTCCAGACAGAGATTTTGTCAGTGAAGAACCAACTGAAAAACGCATCCGTGAAATACTGGATGAATATAAAGAAAATATTTGGCGATTTGAAGTTAAAGATTCAAAGGCTGCTGGGGTAAGAGCAAGAAACAATTTACTTGAACTCCATCACCTTTGCAAAACAAGGCGCAGGGAAATATTGGAGCGAAAAAAGACCATTGTTCCCTTTAGATGGGAGGATCAAGATGGCCAAGAAGAAGAAGCAAGTATGGGAGAAGGCTAGACCTAAGGGTTTGCCTAAACCAAAAAGTTTTAACACCAAGACTAAAACCTATAAAAGTGTTAAACGCAGAGCTGATAAATTGTTTGGATCTAAGGTTAGTTTGGTTAAAAATATATACATTTCCAGGATGATTAAAAAGAGACTGGGTAAATAAAAATGACTGTTGCAAGTGTTGGAGCAGTTATAGGACAAAGGCCTTTGAGAAGAAGGTTCAGATTAAAAAACTTCGGGAGCGAATTGGATATGCCAGGAAAAAGCAGAGGCGGAAGAAAGTCAATGCGCGGTGGACGCAAGAAGGACGAAAAGAAGATGTCTAGAGGCGGTCGCAAAATGCGCGGAGGCAGACGCAGAAGATAAATAAAAAAGATTACACCAGTGAGCGGTGGTGGTAGACTCAACCAATTAGAAAGAGGACAATTATGGACGCAGAAACAGCGGTAAATGAAACAGAGAACACTGCTTCTCAACCAGCAGAAGGTGAACAGCAGGCTAATACACAGGAAACTGTTAAGGAAAATACGCTAACCCAAGATGATGTTAATCGCATTGTTGCGGAAAGAGTGGCAAGAGAAAAGGCAAAGTTTGAAAAGAAATATTCAGGCGTTGACTTGGATCTTTATAATCAAATGGTAGAAGAAAAAGAAACTGCACGCCAGCAAGAAATGGAAAAGCGTGGAGAGTTTGAAAAATTGTTGAAAGAGCAGGCGGAGAAATTCAATGGCAAAATTCAACAGTATGAAACTGAACTTACTTCTATTAAGGTTGACGGTGCATTGCTAAATGAAGCAAGTAACCAGAGAGCAGTAAATCCACAGCAGGTGGTATCATTGCTTAAAGGGAACATTAAGTTGAATGAAGCAGGCGGCGTTGATGTAGTTGATGACAACGGACAGGTAAGATATGACGATAATGGTAATCCATTAACTGTATCAAACTTGGTAAATTCTTTCCTTACAGAAAATCCTCATTTTGTATCAGCAGGACCAACTGGTTCTGGCACTGGTCAAGGTGTAGGCAAACAGACTCCTGTGGCAGATACTGATGTGACTAAGTTGGATATGAATAATCCACAACATAGAGCACAGTATAAAGAAATTATGCGAGCAAAAGGTGTTCGTATATAAGCATTGCTATAATATAAGGAGAGAACAATGGCAATTTATTCAGCAGACGCAGTAACTAGTTCCGTATCAAGCGAACTTTACTCAAACATTGTTCAAGCGGCTCTTTTCACACTTTCTGAACAGACTGTGATTCGTCCGCTTGTTCGTAACTACGATATGACTGGCACACCAGGCTTAACAGCTCAGGTTCCAATCTATCCAGCAATCGCTGCCGCAGATCTAACAGACGGCACTGATATTTCAGCTAACACAGCATTCAACACAACTTCAGCAACTATGACGGCTGCAGAAGTTGGTGCTATGGTAACACTAACAGACCTTTCAAGAGAGTCTGCAACTGATGATGTTGCGGCTGCTATTGGTCGTCAGTTAGGTGACGCTATGGCTAAGAAGGTTGACGAAGACCTAGCAGGTTTATTCTCTGGCTTCTCTAACAGCGTTGGATCAGGTGCGGCTGAAATCACTGTTGAAGATATCTTCAAAGCAGCGGCTACACTAAGAAACAACAACGCACCAGGACCATATGTTGCTGTGCTTCACCCATATCAAGCATTCCAGCTTAAGAAGCAACTTTCTAACGCTGGTAACACAAATATGGTGAATCCTTCAATCGCAGGTAATGAAGCATTAACAAGCGGCTTCATTGGTGAGATTGCTGGTATCAGCATCTTTGAATCAACTGTTGTAACTGGCGATTCGTCAGGTGCATTTGTTGGTGCGGCTATGAGTGCAGACGCACTTGGCTTTATGGTCAAGCGTTCAATGAGAATTGAAGAACAGCGTCAAGCATCGCAAAGAGCAACTCAAATCGTTGGCACAATGGCTTACGGCGTGAGTGAAATCTTTGACGCTTATGGCGTAGGTATCATCGGCGACGCGGCTCTTTAATAGGGGCGAGCTGAGCGTGGAATAGGGCCTTCGGGCCCTATTCTTATGAAAAACATATGGTATTTGAGCAGACTGCTAAATACATTTGACAGAAAAATTAAAGCGGCTTAGGCAGCACCTAATGGCGCATAAAAGGAAAGTATCCTATGGCAACACTAGCAACTATTTCTGATATACAGGAATATGAACCAGACATTACAGATTTTGGTATTCCTGATTTTGACGCAGAAATCACAAAAGCACAAAATGATGTATTTCGCGACCTTCGCATAAGATGGTGGGCAACATATTCTGTTGGCACCTATGACATCACTCGTCTTACAATTGGCAGCAATGAGCCAGATGAAGACCTTTATAATGCAAATCAACTTACACGAGCTACTGTTTATAATGCATTAGGACACCACATTTATCCTAAGTTGGCAAAATTTGATATTGATCAAGATTTGTTTGAAAGAAAAATGGAATTCTATCGCAAGGAATATGAAAGAGAAATTGATCTAGTTCTTCGCGATGGTGTAGAATATGATGCGGATAGCGACGGC